CCCTCCTTTCTTTAAAAGATACTGTAGCAAAACCAAGCTACCATGACGGCGGCAGCTATTAGAATAACCAAAGTTATCCTATCATACAACTTCCCTCTTGCATAAGCCCTTTCATTCCACAGCATTCCTCTCACCTCCTTTCCTTTCCCCAGATCTGCATCTGCATCTGCACCAGTACATGAACTGCATCTGCATTTGCGTTAGGTTCCGTACCTGCATTTGTTTTTGTGTACCAATTCTTGCATCTGTCCAAGTTCTGTCTTTGAAGCTGTTTCTATATTTATCTTATATAAAAATATATATATACCCTAAGATACACTCCTTACAGTAACCAAGTTCGGGTACACAAATTCAACCCCAAATACACAACCTAATGCTTTTGCAGATGCAGTTCACGTGCACATCCAGATGCAGATGCAGATGCACTTCTGAGTTCTTTCCCAGAGTGCTTAATGAAGCGGGTGAGTTTTAAGTTTATTTATTATTCACTGGTTTCTTTGAAAATTTGCCTTAAATCATCCAGGGCTACATTAAAATCTGTCTCATTCTCAGTCAAATAGAACATTTCAAGCTCGGCCGTAATATCCTTGATTAAGCCATAAGTGGCCATTTTCAAAAGGTTCCTGTCATACTTACTCAGCCTTTCTGTCCCATTCTCAGTGATTTTATTAGCCAGTTCTTCCATCTCGATAGCGGTTTGTCTCAGGAGTTCTCTATAATCTCTCATACTTCACCTTACCTCTCCACCCGCTTTACTAAACACTCAGGATTTTCTAAATCACCCCTCTGCAGAATCCGGCTGCCGGTTTAATTATTCTTCGGTTGTTTCGTCGTCTTCTACATATCTCTTAACCAAATCCACAGGCTTGTCAATCAAGCCGGCGATCTTCTCTATTGAGTATCCCATCTGGATAAACTCATTAATGGCAGGGATCAGTGCTTTCAGGCTAACGCTCGGTCCTCTGGTTCCGCCCTTTGTAGTGGCGTTCCACTTCTGCTCTACTGTCAAACGCTCCCACAAAAGCAGGTGTTGCTCCCTTTTCTCCTTTTCATTCAGTTTTTCATCTTTACTTCTGGAGATAAAATCGTCCATTTTCTGCTTGAGCCCATTGATAGCGTTGCACTTCTGCACTTCGTTAAACTCAGTCCACATTGGATAGATTGTATCCATTGATACTGTTAACGCGGGCTGTCCGTCGCCGTAGGCTCTTTCCATTACGCCTGTCTCTTCATTGATCGTCCAGTTTTTTGCCATGCTATTCTCCTTTACATGGCAGCCGGACGCTATAGAAGGGTGATTCATTCCAGGTTCATGATCAGATTTGCCCAATGTTTCTGGGTACACTGGTAAACCACTGGTTGTCAAAGATCTGGGTTTAGGGTGCGCTACTTTTATTCACGCTGTGCCCGATGGGGCCTTCCGAATTGTGATTACATTATCCCACAGATGGGTGGTTTTGTCAAATTTCCCCCGAAACCTGGGTTGAAATCGAAGGCCCCCCACCAACCCCAGGCGGGGTACGCGCGCGGAATGAAACAACCCCCTTAACACGCAAGTATAAAAATTCTTGGATTTGCTTGGGAGAGGGGTAAGATGGGTGGGCCGTGGCCGTGGGTTTCTGCTTAGTAAGGAGGTAAGAATGAGTACATATTGTACTAATTCTGGGAAAATTATTTTAGGAACTGGAAAGTTTTTACTTGACATCTGGGCTAATGCGTGGTATATAGGGTATATTAGGAGGAATCTACTATGAGCCGGCCGAAGCTTGAGTGTGAGACAGAAGTTCTATTTGACCTGATTGAGAAGGGCGCTACGAGAGGGGATATTGCTGAGGAACTCGGGATGTCTTCTAGGACTCTTTCAAGAAGAATTACTGAGATTCAAGAGAAGCAGGGGCTTATTCTTCAATACAGGGCACTTCAGAACCTTCAACTTACAGAACTCCAAGCATCTATCCTTGAGCATATTACCACTGATAAAATAGAAGAAGCTCCTTTAAGGGATCTTGTTTTTGCTTATAAGGTTCTCAAGGATAAAGAACTTGTCGAAGTAGGAAAACCTACTGATATTAAGGGAATGATGCATTACTTAATTGAACTTGAGAGGCAAGAGGCTGCAGGGATAACTCCGTTGGAAAATGTTGAAGATGTAATGGAGATGGAAGAAACCGAAGATGGGGAGTGGGAGGATCTTTCCTCATCTATGCCTAAACTTTAAAGACCTTTGCTGTACAGGAAGCACCTCCGCCTGGTTATTGCAGCAGGAGGGACTTGATCCATCCCAGGTCCCTCCACCCTCACCTAAAATCTGCAGCGCTGCAGTATAATACCAACAGTAGTAAAAAGGAGTACTTCAAATGGAAACACAGCAGGGAAATCTTCCAAAGGAAGAAGTTAAAATTCACGGGTTCTTTAGGGTCCAGCTGGAAGAGGATGGAAAGGTTGTCGGGGATTCTGGCTGGCAGAAAAATCAGATTACAAACCTTGGCTTTCTTGAGTATCTTTGTCATACACTTGGCGCCTCCGCCGGGAGTAAGCAGATTGGTTTCGTCGCCCTTGGTACTGGCTCAGCTCCTGGTGCGGCGGCTACTACTCTGGATGGAGAGATTATGGCTTCTACTCAGAGGAAAGCTCCTACCTACGCAAATGTTTCAAGCACAACTGCCCAGTTCGTAGCTACGTTTGCTTCCTCTGACAGCTTCTTATCTGCCGCAGCGAATATTTCCAACATTGGCCTTTTCAATGCCACCACTACAAACGCCACTCTTTTTGCTGGAAATACTTATGCTTCAAGTTCCTGCGACACGAACCAGAATGTCAATGTGACATACCAGATCCGATTCTCATAAGAATAGGTACAATTTGTACTAATTCTTAAAAGAAACAAGCTGTAATAAAAGGAGTGGATAATGACAGTCTTACAAGAGAAAAGACCAGAGAAGTATAACGGCCTTTCATCTGATGAAAAACCAACTCCGGAACACAGACCTGAGGGATCAACCTTTCATGCTATTGACACAGGTGAAAAGTATATAGTCCATAACGGAATGTGGGAAAGAGATCTGAGTTCATCTAATAACTTAAACATTACATAGTTGAAGTATTAATTACTTAAAGGAGTTTATCATGGGATACGGGAAAGTTGGGAGACAAGCACTTGCAGATGGAGTAGTTGGTCCGTTTAGGCTGGACAAAGATGGGAATCTGGCAGTTGCTAATTATGGCGGTAAGTATGTTGATGCAGTACTTGCCGGGAGAATGTTCATTGCTGCGAACCAAGCTGCTGTTGCTTTAACTGCTGCGTTTGCTACTACCTACACCGGGCTTGTGCTTGAAAATCCGGTGGGGTCAGGGAAGAACATGATTCTTCATGAAGTTACTTATGCTTCTACAGTTGCTGTTCCTACAGCTGCTGCTCTGGGACTGATGACAGGTGCTGATGCTGGTGACGCAGCTTCTGCTATTACTCCAAGGAATAGACTGAAGAGCGGATCTGCTCCGGCCTCTGCAGCTATTGTTGACAACGGCTGTACATTAACAGGAACTCCTGTTCTTGAGCAGCTTTTTACCACAGCCTGGACTGAGGCCACAACTGCTGGGACACTGGGTCAGCCAAATGTTGTAAGGCTGGATGGTTCTCTGATTATTACTCCGGGTTATTTTGCAGCTATCTACAGCTCAGCTGCGAACACAGCGGCATTTCTGTTTTCCTTTATGTGGGAAGAAATGAATATTTAATAAGAAGTAATTAAACAAAGGGAGGAAAGGATGGACTTTCTGGAGATCAGTAGATTGGATAACGTAAAGCTTGACATAGGCTGCGGTGGGAATAAGCAAGAGGGATTCATAGGAATGGACAAACGCCCGCTTGAAGGGGTGGATATTGTTCATGACTTGGAGGATTTCCCTTGGCCGCTGCAATCGAACAAGTGTGTTGTAGCAGTAGCTGCACACTTCGTCGAGCATTTAAAACCGTGGCTTATGTTAGACTTTATGAATGAAGTCTGGAGGGTTATGAAGCCAGGAGGGACTTTCGCTATTGCTGTTCCTTACGCTGGAAGTCGGGGCTTTTGGCAAGACCCAACCCACATCAACGGCTGTAATGAAGTAACCTGGCAGTATTTCGATCCAGACTATCCACTCTATACTATCTACAAACCCAAGCCCTGGAAGATCAGAAAGGGCTTTCCTGTCTATCAGGTTCAAGGGAATATGGAAGTTATCCTTGAGAAAATCTCAGAGAATCTTGGCGCAGCTAAAGAGGAAGTCGGGAGAACTCTGGGTGTTAGTGTCGCTGATGGAATTGACACTGATGAAAGGATAGGTGGGTGATGACAAGAGTACTGATAACAGGAGGAGCTGGGTTTGCGGGACATCATCTTATTGAGCATTTGCTTATTAATACTGACTGGGAAATTGTTGTCCTGGATAAATTAACATATGCTTCTTTTGGTTGGAGACGGCTCCGGGATATTGGAGTTTATTGGAATGACAGAGTTTCTGTTTACCCAGTAGACTTCACCGAGCCGTTTTCTTGTGGGCTGTGTGAAGAGCTTGGGCAGTTTAACTTTATTATCCATATGGGAGCTGAGACTCATGTGGATGGGAGTATTGTATGTGCCAGGCCTTTTGTTAGGTCAAATGTTCTTGGGACGTATGAACTCTTGGAATTTGCAAGGAAGCAGAAGAATCTTGATTGCTTTGTCTACTTTTCTACAGATGAAGTATTTGGGCCGGCACCTGAGGGAATTGCTTTTAAGGAGTGGGATAGATATAACTGTACTAATCCATATGCAGCAACCAAAGCCGGCGCTGAGGAGCTCTGTCTGGCCTTTGGGAACAGTTATAAAATCCCAGTTCTCATAACCCACACCATGAATCTGATTGGTGAGCGGCAGCATTATGAGAAGTTCTTGCCTTTGGTTATTAATAAGGTTTTGAAAAGAGAACTTGTTACTATCCATGCAGCTCCGGATTTAAAATCTTCTGGGAAAAGGCACTATCTCCATTGCAGAAATATGGCAGATGCCGTGCTTTTCCTGCTGAGCCAGTACATAAAGTATAACAGATTTAAGGTTAATATTGTAGGAGAGCAAGAGGTAGACAACTTATACTTTGCGCAGAAAATAGCAGAGGTTATAGACAAGCCTCTTCACTACGAACTTGTGGATTTTCACTCTTCCAGACCTGGGCATGATTTAAGATACGCCTTGGATGGGAGTTTGCTTGCTGACATGGGATGGAAACCACCTAAAACTTTTGAGGAGTCATTAACTAAGACAGTTCAATGGTACCTTAGCAATCCAATGTGGTTAGAAGGAGGATGGGATGGAATTTAATCAGAGGGAGAATAACTTCTTGGTAAAGAACACAGGGAAATTGAAGAATAAGAGGATTATGATAGGGATTCCTATGACTGGGCTTATCCGAGCTGAGTGGGCCTTAGCCAGATATGGGCAGGTTATCCCTTGTAATTGGAGTCAGGTGGATTCTCTCCAGTGGATTGATCAGTATACTCCACTTGATTTCTTGGTAGCTGATGCTCGGAACGTAATAGTGCATAACTTTATCCAGCAAGGCTTCGAGTGGCTATTCCAAATCGACAGTGATGTTATCCTTCCTTATGATTGCTTTATTAAGATTAACTCATACATGCTGAAACAAGAAGTCCCTATGCTTTCTGGGCTTTATTTTACTAAGTCCCGACCCTCCGAGCCCTTAATCTACCGAGGCCGAGGAACCAGTTATTACGCAGATTGGAAGCTGGGAGATAAAGTCTGGGTCGATGGGATTCCATCCGGAATCACCTTAATACATCGGAGTATTCTGGAAGTTTTGTATAAAGAAAGTACTGAATACGAAGTCATGCCTGGGTTGAGAGTAAGGGAAGTTTATGAAACTCCTGCTAAAGTATGGTATGAGCCGGAGGCACGGAGCTGGTTTGCTGCTACTGGAACTGAGGATCTGGCTCTTTGTGATAGGATTATGGATGAAGGGATCTTTGAGAAAGCTGGTTGGGCTGAATTTCAGGAAAAGGAATTCCCTTTCCTTTGTGATACCAGTATTTTTGGTAAGCATATTACTAATGATGGTGTTCAATATCCTGCTTATGGGGAAGAGCAACAGTTTATTAAGGAAGGTAATGTTTGAAAGACCTCCTCATCGGCATCCTGCTCGGCATCCTGGCAACCCTGCTTTGCCTGGGGCTGATCTGGTGCAAGCGGCTGGATGCACAGAAGGTAGATAAACACAAAATCATACAGGTGCAAAATGACAATAGAGTTTTTTACAGGTTTTGAGGGTTGCGGGTCAGGTGCCGATGTTACAGGTTTTTTCGATTATCAGGTTTATTTAGGTCTTCATACTACAGGAGGTTATGATAACAGCCGGTGCGGGTATATTAACAACCGTGGAGCAAGGTTCTATAAAAACATAACTGCCTGCAAAACTGTTTGCACTGGTATGCACGTAACAGGGCTTGGTACAGAATCAGGTTGGGATGATTATGATCCAATATATAAATTTACTGTAGGTAGTGATTTGATTCGTGTTAAAAATGAAAGTACTGGGATTAAAGTGTATCGAGGTGGTACTGTTATTGCTTCATATGGCACACCTATTTCATCATCACAGAATCACATCGAATTTAAGCTATTTTCCGATGCAACTGCCGGAACAGTTCAGCTAAAACTAAACGGAATACTGGTTATAGACGAAGATTCTTTGGATACGGACGGAGGAGACATTACACAGATTTTGTGGGGATGTACTTATACCGACCCAGTGTATTGGGACAATATCTTTATCGCAGATGATTGGCAGGGAATATTAATCTCTGTTCTTTGTCAGCCTACGTCTGATTCAGCAGTTGATTTTACTCCATCTACAGGCACAGATAACTATGCAATGGTTGATGAAGTCGCTCAAGACGGGGATACGACATACGTTGAATCGGAAACTGTTGGAAATAAAGATTTGTACGGGTATGAGGATGTTACAACTGGTTATGATGTTGTAGCGGTGTGTGTTGCAACCACATCTAAAAAAGACGATGCTGCTGCCAAGGGCCTACAGGTAATCGCAAACCAGGATAGTACAGATTATGACATTGGATCTGCTGTAGCATTGTCAGAAACATACGAAAGAGAAATCAATATCTTAAATCTTGCACCCGATGGGACCGCCTGGACGAAAACAAAATTTGATGCAATTACTTGGGGGTTTGAGGTGGCATCATGACAAATGCAAGGGTAACTCAGCAATATATTGAGGTTGCCGCAGCGCCACAAGTAAGCGCTGCAAGAGTTACGCAGCAATATATTGAGGTTGCGGTGCTGGAAGCACCAACAGGTGACACCTTAACCACCACCGACACCACCACAGTTACTGATATTATTACAGTAGAACTTGAGAGTTTTATTAGTGTAATAGATCAAGGAACTATTAGTGATACTGTAAGTATTAGTAAGGTATTATTTATTTCTGTGGTAGACTCAGCTGAAGTACTTGAGTATACAACTGTACTGCTTGGTGATATTGAAGTATCAGCTTTTAGTGCTGTAAGTATTAATGAGCTTATAATTACAGAAAATAATTTAAGCTTATTAGTAGTTAGCAGTACTGCAGTTTCTGATTATAATGATGTACTTAATACAGCTATAACACATCCTGATGTTGAAGAAGTTGAGAATATAGCAGTTATAGATGCTATAGTTGTTGCGCTTTCAGATATAACAACAACAGTTATTGATGAAGTAAGTGTGGTTGAAAATATAAGTATTTCTAACTTATTATTAGCAGCAACTGCTTATGATGAAATAGGTATAACAGAACAAACAACCTTTTCTTTTGAAACAAGTATAGAAGTAAATGACTCTGTTACAGTTGAAGAAAGTATAACAACGTCAAGCTCTCCTTTGTCCGTAGCCATCTATCTTGATGTGGCTGTAACAGAGTCAACTTCTATAGAACTTTCTGATATTAGAGTTGAAGTAAATGATGAAATAACAACAGTTGAGGTTACTTCTGTTTTTGCTGAAGCACCAACTAATTTATATGTAACACTTAATGATGAAGTAGGACTTGTTGAGTATGTAAGTGCGAATGTATCAAGTGATACTGACCTTTCAGTAAGTGACTCTTCTACTGTAGGTGATTATGTTACTATTGAATTAAGTGTTTTAGTTGTAAATTCTTATGAGGAAGTAAGTTTAGTTGAAGATGTTCAGCTTTCTTATGAGTCCTTTGTTTCAGTTGTTGATGCTGCAGTAGTAGATGAATACCTTGTTGTTTCTTCTTCTGATTTAGGAGCAAGTTGTTTTGATAATATAAGTATAACTGAATATACCGCTTTACAAAATATACTTGGTTCTATCTTATCGTTTGATACAACTACTATAGATGATTCAGCGTCTGTATTTTGTATGCTTACTGGGATATCAGTTTATGATACAATAACAGTAAATGATTATCAAGATACTTTTGTTGGAATACCTTCATCATGGCAAGTTAATGTAACAGAAGCTGTTCTTGTGGAAGAAAGTGTTTCTTTCTTTTATCCTGAATATAAAGTTATAACTAATGAAGTGGTGGTTATAACTGAGAATATTGAATTCTTGGGTGTGTTCCTTATTGGTACGCCAAGTATTATTCCAGAAGCAGTTTGTTTAGAAGTAGAAGTAAGTTCAAAGTGTTTAAGTATAACAGCTGAGTCATATATGTTTGAGTACACTGCGGAGGTAGCGTAATGCCAAGGATAACACAGCTTGATAAGATAGCACAAGAGGAAGGAACTTATCCTATAAAGTTTACTTTTAAGGATTCCTTTAGGCAGTTAGTAGATGAAGAAGCAATTACATCTGTTAATTGGTGGCTGAGCGATATGAGTGGGAGTATTATTAACAGCAGAAGTCAGGTGTCTATTGCTGAAATAACTAATCCACTTTACTTAGTTTTGTTTGGTGATGATCTTCAAATAATGGATAAAGGGAGTGGGTATGAACAAAGGATTGTTACGCTTAAAGGTTTGTATAATTCAAGTTTTGGTGCTGGACTTCCTTTTACTTATGCAGTTAGTTTTACCTTGCTTAATAACTTAGTCATAGCCAGCAATCTGAATGTATCAGTTGTGGAAGTAATTTTTACTGGGGATACAATAAATGTATAATCCTTCAATACTTGACAGATTTAAAGAATGGAGACATTCACCTGTTGCTTTTGTAAGGGATGTTATTGAAGTAACTCCTTCGGAACAACAGCTTGATTACCTACATAAAGTGGGGAAAGAGCAGAGAGTTTCTATTAGATCTGGTCATGGTACTGGTAAGGATGCTTCTACTTCCTGGGTTATAATGTGGTTTATGTGTACCAGGGCTTATGCAAAGGTTGCTTGTACAGCACCAACCGCCAGGCAGTTAAGTGATATTCTCTGGAGTGAGCTGTCTAAATGGTTCAGGAAGTCAAAGATTGCTGATGAATTTGTAATTCAGAAGGACAAAATCTTCCAGAAGGATAACCCGAAAGAGTGGTGGTGCCGCGCGCTGTCTGTTTCTGCCAGGGCATCGAAGGATGAGCAGGCTGAGACTCTTGCAGGTTTGCATGGTGATCACTTGCTTATCGTGGTTGACGAAGCCAGTGGTGTGCATGATCCTGTGTTTGTTCCATTGGAAGGTGCATTAACCCAGGAGGATAACAAGGTTGTTCTTATTGGGAATATGACTAAGAACCAAGGTTACTTTTATGATACTCACTTCCATAATACAATTGCTAAGAGATGGTGTAAACTCCATTGGGATTCAAGGGATAGTACAAACGTAGCTCCGGATTATCCTAAGTATATGGCTGAGAAATATGGTGAGGATTCAAACGTCTTTAGAATCCGTGTTGCTGGTGAGCCACCACTTGAGGACGAGAAAACCTTCATCCCATTAAACTGGGCTATTCAGTGTATTGGAGTTGAGTATGAAGAAGACCCAGAAGTTCCGCTGTACCTGAGTGCTGACGTAGCTCGTTATGGTGAAGATAAAAGCATTATCCTTCCGAGGAGAGGGCTGATTATAAAACCTTGGGAGACACACCAGAAGATGTCTACAGCAGAACTTGGTGGGCATATCTTGGCTGATTTCAGAGAGTATGATGCTGACGGAATTGCTATAGATGAGATTGGTGTGGGCGCAGGGACGATAGATTGGCTGAGGAAAATACCAGAGGCTAAGAGATTTGTCTTTGGTGTAAACGTAGCTAATGCTTCTTCAGATAATACCAGATGGGAGAGGCTTAGGGATGAGCTGTGGTGGAGAGTAAGAGAACGCTGTCAGCAAGGAATGTATAGCTTCCCCTGCGGGAATAGGGAAGAGGAGCAGTTGTCCAATGAGCTGTGTAATGAACTCAGTTCCTTGTTCTATGAGTTTAATAACAGAGGTGCTTATAAACTTGAAAGTAAGAAACAGGCAAAGATGAGAGGAGTAGCTTCTCCTAACATAGCTGATGCGTTGGCAATATCAGAATACTTCTACGACACTGCTTCTTCTATCTTCTTGACAAAAGCTAAGGTGGAACAGAAGAAGCGGAGAGAACAGGATCTTGGTGAAAGCGCGCAGGATACAACCTCATGGATGGCAATTTAGTAAGAATGGGTACAATTTGTACCAATTCTGGGGATGAATTATGAAAGCTGAAAGAGTTGATTTAGTAGATAAGGTTCATGTGCTTGATCCTGCATTGCAAGGAGATGAGGCTATTACTGAGGAGTTTAATAAGGTAATGGAATGGCTTCATGAAGGGGAGAGTTCTGTTCCTGAAACTATGTATAGGAATGAGGCTGAGGAAGATTACAGGTTTTATGCTGGGGATCAAGACTCCGCCATGGTCAAGGCAAAACTTGCCGAAGATAATAGACCAAACAGTACCTTTAATGAGATCAAGCCGAAGATTGACATGCTGATTGGTTTAGCCGCGCAGGTTAAGTATGATGGATATATAGTTCCTGTGGGCAAAGAGGATGAACCAATAGCTGAGTTAATGCAAGGAACTCTTCTCCATTACAGGAAGACTCTTAAGATGGGGAGGAGAGAACTTGATTGTTTTGAGCATTCTACTAAGTCTGGTAGGTCTTTGCTGTATTTTAGAATTGACGCATCTGATCCCTATAAACCAAGGATTGTCCCCACAAGGATTGCTGGTTATAACTTTGTTGTTGATCCTATCAGTGTTGAGTATGACCTTTCTGATGCGAAGTATTTATTTATATGGGCTTGGATTGATGAAGAAGATGTGAGGGGAATTGATCCTGATATTGATGTTAATCAGTTGAGTAACTATTCAAGTGATTTAGGAATCCCAACTTTTTATGATAGCCTTACAGGGAAGTATAGAGTTTGTACTTGCTGGTATAGAAAGTGGGAGCTTAAGTACTTTATAATTAACCCTTTTACAGGA